CTCATAACTCGATAGCTCTGTAATCTTAACTGTCTCAGGCGAGAGAATGTCTTCGTTACCTGCAATCAGGAACTGCTGGACATCGCTAAACAGCACAAGACCGACGTTAGCCGGTTTAACGTACCTCAAGTTAACAGGTTTGATAGACGAAGCACTGACATCAATCGGGTCATCGTCGGTAACCGTAAGAGCAGTAGTAGCAAAGAAGTTGAAATAATCTCCCGCTTTACTGAGGATCACTGACTCATTAGATAGGAAGCCTAGACGGTTACGATAGAAGAAAAGATTGTTAATCTTAGCTCCAACAAAGCTAGGATCAGGGTTGGTTTCCAGATCACCGATCTCACGGTCTGCCCAATCAATAGGACCATAGGTAAATGAACCGTCAGCGTTCCTTACAATCTGGTGGGGAAGAGTTTGAGGATCAAGTTCATAGGTAATGTTCCAAGCGTTTGATTCTTCCCAAACACCAGCACCATAAGTAGCACCACCATCCGTTACAAACTGGACGTACATATCATCAACATCAATGTCAATGCTGTTGACAATACGAACCTTGAAGCCGTCTTTACATTGTAATGGAAGATCAGCAACAGTCGGTACAGCATCCTGAAAGACACTCATGGAGTCTTCAGATGGACCGCCGACAACTGAGATAGTGAAAGCAGCAGTACAACTAATGTAGATACCAGGACCAACTGCTACAGCAGTGTAAGTTTTACCACCAAATGTCTGACCATTAAGATCAGAAACAAGGTCAGAAACGATAGCATCTACGTCACCACCACTACCAGCGTTGTAATGAGCGCGGTCAACACCATCAAGATAAATACGGTAGTGACCAGTACCAACTACTTTAATAACAACAAATGCTTCATTTGGTTTATCAGCAGTGGTCGTAGTTTCCATCGCTACAGTCTTTGCTTTGTTAAGAACAAAGGTGTAGTCATTCAAGGTGAGAACCTCAATGTCAGCAGCAGTAGCACCATTGAGATAACCATCGCTAGGAATCGAACTAACAACACAAAGATCTAGCTCAGCTTGATAATCAGAAAGAGCAAGAGCTTCAGCGGTTACAGCGGTATCATAATTAGTCTGCGCTGTATTCATGGCAGTCTCAGCAGTACTAAGATCACCAGATGTGTATTCAGCAGCAACAGTTAGAATGATTTCATAAACACGGTTACCGTCAGCAGCAAGCAGTGGGTGCTCATTGGTAACCTCAACACCCAACGCATAATTAGCGGGAAGGGTTGTTGTAGCTTGTACAACAGTGTTGTTATTCTTAACTACATAGACACCATTAGCTTTAAGAAGAATACCTGAAACAAGATATTGCTCAACAGAGCTAGCAGGGTAAGTGTAGTTAACCTGGAAGAGTCGTTGTTCAGTACTGTTTTGACCAGCTAAAACTTCAGCATAAGTGGCTTGAGCTGCATGAAGTTCAGTTAGCCTAGTAGCAGTTGTATCAACAGTATTATTGTAAGTAGCAAGGTCAGCCTTGAGGTTAACAAGGTTACAAGCACCAGCGTGGGTAACATCTGCACCCATGTCAACAGCTCGTGGTGAGCCGTCTAACAGGTTCCAAATGCGGAATTGATTGTCATCATATTGAGCGACATACTTTTCCTGTGGATCCCTCAGGATTGAAAACCACTTACCATCAGCAGTAGCGCCATAAAGATCAGATTCAAATTGTCCACCTGGGCGCTTAAGAAGACCAAGAGCATAGTCTGGGAAAGCATTTACAGAATCGTTAAGTTGTCCAGGAAACTTACGATTATCAGGTTGCTGTGAAATGCCTAGGAAAAAGTTGGGAATCCTTTGGGTTACAGTACTCATCGCATCAATGCTTGGAAAGGTTGATAGCTATTGTAATAATTCTCACCATCACGGAATCCAAACATCGAATAATCACCTTGATTACAATCGTATTCAATAGCGGCTGCTCGTGTTTGAAGTTCTTGTTCTTGGAGAAGTCCGTTCAACTCACGATCGCCTACCATCTTGGTAGCACACATGCGAGCAGCTCGGGCAGTGATATACACTTGAACAGCAGGAGGTACGTCAGAAAAATCAAAGTACCAAACAATGTCTGCTTGGATTGGATCGGTAAAAACATACGTATGATGCAGACGATCATACAGCTTACCGTTGCGACGAACTACATCATACTTGTTCTTATGATAGGGTTGATTCGTATCAATTTGAAGCATGTTAAATGGATACAGAATCTCACCTGTTACAGTGTCAGGAGTTAGTTCGTACTCTCGTTCGGTGTTAAAGATCCAACCTTCAGCTTGAACTTGTCGATTGATTTCCCGGAGGGTGTTGAGTACAATAGATACTTCAGGGTTCTGGAGATCTAGTGTGGTGACAGGAGCCTGTCCCACTGAGCTAAGTATTTGATTTACAGCATCCAGTTCGGTGGACACAGCATAAGTAGGAAAGGGCATAGTTACCTGTCAAAAGATAAAAAAAAGGGGAGCCGAAGCTCCCCCAGTATTGATTAAGATCAGAATTCAGAAGGTGCAGTACCGCCGACATACAGCTCAACAGCTGCAGCGGGGTTCAGGTAATCAGCACCCATAGCCAGACGACCAACGATCACATCACCTTGATAGATGATGGAGGTATCGCCAGAAGTGACTTGGACCTGAGGACCAATAGCTTCAACAGCACCAGCAGCTTCACGCTGGAAGATCAGACCACAGGAAGTGGAACCCACTTCAGCAGCAGTACCGTAATTGTTGTTGATACCGGTAGAGGTGTCATCGTAGTTGTCATCAGCAGACAGAGCTTCAGCAACGAAGTCACCAGTGTTACCAGGATCGGTCACACCAGTGGTACCACCGTACTTGGTACCATAGTTGCCCAGGAACGGGATGTTCATGGACTTGTAGATCTTGATACCAGCGATCTCGATGATACCCTGACCGGACTGCAGAGCAGTACCTTGAACGTCACGGTTGATCAGACCATTGGTGCCAACAGCTTGGATCAGGGAGTAGTACTGACGAGGGTTCAGGACGGCAACACGGCCATCCATGGAGACACCCTTCTCATCCATAGCAGCGGCAGCGTCATAGAAGGCGTTAACCAGAGCAGCGGAATCGAAAGCATCAGATTCGTTAGCCGAAGAACCAACACGGATTTGAGTACCGCCGGGTTCTTCAAAACTGGTGGCAGACACAGGCGAAGCCTTACGTGCACCGCGAGCGATAGCACGGAAGATCAGACGGTCATACTTCTCAGCCAGAGCATAGCCGATCTTACGGGAAATCTCGCTACGCAGATCGTAGTGAGCAAGAATCTCATCAAGCTCATAGACGAAAGCCGAGCTAATCAGCAGGTCGTCAATGGTGATGGTCTTCTCAGCCACCGGAGGTGCACCATCCGAGTTACCCAGAATGCTGTTGCCAGGGGTATGGAACTCAGAAGTCGTACGACCAGTGTAGATGAATTGCAGGGACTTACCATTACGGAGAGTCCGCTTCATAACCAGATCACGAGCAATCGTGTTGTTCTGGAAACCCTTGAACATCTCGCCGCTAAACAGCTTGAGGTACAGGGCACGGGTATCACCCGTCAGGTTAGATTGGCCTAGCTGAGTAAGATCAGCAAGAGGCTCATTACTATTTTGATGTGCCATTTTTAAAGGAGAAAGAAATTAAATAGACTTGCTCCCAAACGTTTGGAAAATTTTGTAGCGATATTTTGTGGTCTATCCCACCGTCTAGACGGCAAAGGGTATCTCCGTAGAGGCCAATGCCAAGAGGTAAGGCAGGGATTGCACCTGCCAACGCCGCTTTAACGGACTACCTTTTTAGTGTAAGAAACGCCGCGATACTTGTAGGTGACTTGAACAGTCATGATAAATCTCCAAGTGTTTGATCCCCGTTCCATGATCAAACTTCATGCGTTCGCCATTTGAGAATAGCGAATGAACGGACGGCATTGCAGTTTAGCCGACGGACGGTGCTACCAGAGCGACCGGAGTT